GCCAGGACTCAATCCTCGCGCTCGTCACCGAGGCCGCTGCCGCCCTGAACGCCGAGCGGGCGCGCCTCGACGCCAGCGCGCCGCCGATCGATGACTCGACCGCCGGCGCCGTCACGCAACGCCTGATGGCGACGCCGATCGCTGACCGGCGCCGGAAGCTCATGCACGCGGTGGCCTGCGTCGTCGCGCGCGCCAAGGCCACGCGGTCGATCGAGCCCCTGCGCTGGTCGACCTTCGGCAGCGAGCAGGCGTGGGCCTACGTCGTCGACGCCAGCGTGGCCGAGTACGCGCGATCGGGGGCCAGGCCCGGCCACGGCTCCCGCGACTCGCCGGGCAGGAGGCCGCAGCCCGATCCGCCCCGCACCCCCGTCAACCGCCTCTGAGGACCATGACCCGCCAACCCCAGACACCGCGCACCCTGCCGCACAACCTCGACGTCGAGGCTTCGATCCTCGGCGGCGTGCTGTTGCGCCGCGAGTGCCTCGACCTGCCCGACGTCGACCGGCTCACCGTCGAGGACTTCTACAGCCCGAAGCACCAGGCCGTGTGGATGGCCATGCAGAACCTCAAGGCTCAGCTGGCGCCGATCGACCCGGTGACCGTCGAGGCCGAGCTGGCGCGCCTCGGGAAGTCCGATGCCGTCGGCGGGTTGGCGTTCATGGGCGAGCTGGCCTGCCGGGTCCCGTCGCCCGACAACGTGGCCCGGTACGCGCGGACCGCCTCCGACCTGGCGATCCGGCGCGCGGCGATCGTGGCAGCCGGTGAGATCGTGGATCGCCTGTTCGAGGCCGACGACGAGGACGAGGACCTGAACGGCGCCGCCGCGGTCCAGTACGCGCTGCGCCGGCTCGAGGCCATCGACCAGCGCGCGACGTCGCGGGCGCGGACGATCGGCGACATCGTGGTCGAGCGAGCGCGACAGGTCTACCAGCTGCTCGGCGAGCGCGAGGCCGGCCGCGAGGTGACGACCGGGATCCCGACCGGCATCGGCGACTTCGACGCGCGGATCGGCGGGCTGTCGCCGGGGATCCTCGTGGTGATCGGCGCGCGCCCGTCGATGGGCAAGTCGTCGCTGCTGCTCGCGATCGCCGACAACGCCAGCGCCGCCGGCCACGGTACCCACGCATTCCTGCTCGAGGACTCGGTCGACCGCCAGGCCGACCGCGCGCTGTCGCGCGACTCGGGCGTGCCGGCGTCGGCGATCGCGGCGCTCGACCTGCGCCGCGGCGAGATGGAGGAGTTGGGTCGGTCGATGCGGAAGCTCAAGGACCGCAAGCACTGGATCGTCGAGGATGGCGCCGACTTCGACGTCGACGAGGTGATCCGGCTGGTGCGCGCGCGGAAGCGCGAGAACAACACCAAGGTCGTCATCGTCGACTACCTGCAGCTGCTCCGCGGCACGCCGTCGAAGCGGTACCGCGCCGAGCACCGGCACATCGAGCTGAGCGACGTCTGCACCGCGTTCAGCGCCGCGGCCAAGGCCGACGGAATTTGCTACGTCGTCGCGTCGCAGCTGAACCGCGCGCTCGAGTCGCGATCGAACAAGCGGCCCACGCTGGCCGACCTGCGCGAGAGCGGCGCGATCGAGGAGCGGGCCCGGATGGTGATCTTCCCGTTCCGCCCGTCGCACTACGGCCCGCCCGTCGAGGGCGTCGACTACGGCGAGGGGAGCGGCTTCGAGGTCGACGGCTACGCGCCGACGCGGCCCTGGGACGACGCGTGGACGCAGCGGATGGAGCTGATCGTCGCGAAGAACTCCAACGGCAAGACCGGCTGGTGCCCGGCGACGTGGCACGGCCCAACGATGAGGGTGTCATGAGCCACGCCGAGAAGCTGCGCGAGGCGATCCGCCTGCACGCGCTCGCGGTGACGCCGGTCGACCGGCTCGCCACGTACCTGCTGATGGTCGCCGAGGTCCGCGCGCTGCGCGTCGAGCGGAGCGGATCGTGAAGCCCAAGCCCGCGCCCCTGCGCTACGACGCGCCCTGCGCCGCCTGCAGCGGCCCGCACCGGCTCGAGGACTGCGACACCGAGGCGGCGGCCCGGCTGCTCGCGGACGCCGGCAACGTGATGACCGCGGTGAAGGTCCGCGCGCGGATCGGCGCGAAGCAGGGAGGTGCGGCGTGACGGCCGAGGTTCGTCTCGGCCGGTGGCAAGACGTCCTAGCCGACGTCGAGCCGGGCACCATTATCAGCGACCCGCCGTACGGGGCGCGGACGCACGACGGCGACGAGTCGGCGCGGTCGATCCGAACCGACAACGCCTACGTGACAGCGATCGACTTCCCGTGCTGGACGCGCGACGACGTTCACGAGTTCTGCGCGTCGTGGCTACCTCGGTCAAAGCGGTGGCTCGTCGCGATGACATCACATGACCTCGTGCCGCATTGGGAGGCGGCCATCGCCGATGCAGGGTGGTACGGGTTCGCTCCGCTCGCCGCTGTCATTTCGGGGATGGGCGTCCGTCAGCTCGGCGACGGCCCCGCGTCGTGGGTGATCCATCTCGTCGTGGCTCGGCGCCGCGCGAAGCGGCTCGGCGAGAGCGAGGACAAAATCTGGCGCTCGCTGCCCGGCGGCTACACCGGCCCCGCAACGGCCGGCATGGCCGGTGGACGCGGCAAGCCGCCGTGGCTGCTCGACGCGCTCGTGCGCGACTACAGCGACGAGGGGCACCTGATCTGCGACCCGTTCGCCGGCTGGGGCTCCACGCTCGTCGCCGCGCGCAACGCCGGCCGCGACGCGATCGGCGCCGAGATGGACCCGGCCGCACACGCCCGCTGCGAGGCGGCGCTGGCCGGCGACCGCGCCGCGTTCAACCGCCTCGGGCCGAAGCGTGAGCGTGAGCCCGACCCCGCGCGCCCCGGCCTCTTCGACGCGATCGGCGGTGCACGGTGACGCCCCGCCGCCCCCGCCCGCTGTGCGCCATCTGCGCCGACCGCGAGGCCACGACGATCACTGACTGGGAGTGCGAGTCGGGCGCGACCCGGACGATCGTCGCGTGCTGGCCGTGCCTGTCGCCCGTGCCGGACCCGCCCGAGGAGTACGAGCCGATCGACCTGTCGGAGCGCTGCACCTCGGAGCGGATCTCGGCGCGGACGATCGACAACCACGACACGCGCCGGTCGGTCGTGGCCGCCGTCCGTGCGTTGGGCGAGGCGACGACCAGCGCGATCTGCGCCGCGGTCGGGGCCGTCGACGACGTGGCGCGCGCCACCGTCACCAAGCAGGTGTCGCGGCTCGTCAAGCTCGGCGCGCTGACCGCCCGCGACATCTTCCCCGGACGCCCGAAGGCCGGCCGGATCTACACCGCCACCGGCGCGCCGATGCTGTCGGCGTCGATGCGGGCGATCGTCGCGCGCCTGCCCGACGGCGAGTTCCGCGCGCGCGACGTCTCGGACGTGGCGCGGGACTCGACGGCCGCCATCAAGGCACTGATCGAACAAGGCGTGATCGAAGTCGTGCGGCGCGAACCGACGAGATCGCGACCGCTGAACGTGTACCGCCGCAAGGAGCAAGCCGCATGACGATCCTGATCCTCCCCTTCCTCCTCGACGCCGAGGGCTGCGACGCGCAGGCGTTCGGCGACCCCGTGTCGCGCGAGTGGCCCGGCGACTGCGGCCCGATCGTCGGCGACCGGATGCCGCCGTGCATCCCCGGCCTCGGCGAGCTCACCGTGCGATCGCGCCGGTGGGTGCCGGCCGGGGCGACCGTCGCGTTGACCGTGCGGTGCGAGGGTCGCGCGGTGGAGGTGGCGCCGTGACGCCCGCGCAGATCGCCGACCGCCGCGCCGAGATCGCCGCCAAGCTGCGCGCGTCGGGCGCCGCGTGGCAGTACGCCGACAGCCAGCCCGAGCGCGACCACTTCCGGCTGTGGCACCGGTGGCAGGACGAGCGCACCGCGATCGGGCTCGTCGCGACGCACTGCCCGATGGTGCAGCACCGGCGCTACGAGGCGCTGTACGGCGACCACGGCGCGACGTGCTGGTGGTGCTACGAGCCGCCGCCGGGCGCGACGATTGCCACCGAGGAGCCCGAGGCGTGGCAGGGGTGGCGCCCGTGACCGCCGCGACCTCGACCGCGCCGCCGGTCAGCCAGGCGACCTACAGCCGGATCGGCTTCCGCGTCGCTGGCATCCCCGCGCCGAAGGGCAGCGCGCGGGCCATCAAGCGCGGCGATCGGGCGGTGCTGATCGCGTCGTCGAGCAACGCCAACCGCGACGCCCAACGCGCATGGGCCACGGCGGTCGGATGGGCGGCCAAAGCGGTGCATCGCGCCGCGCCGTGGACCGGGCCGATCGGGCTCGATGTGACGTTCTATGTCGCGCGGCCGAAGTCGGTGACGCGCGCGTTGCCCGAGGTGAAGCCCGACGGTGACAAGCTGTTGCGCGCCACCGCCGACGCGCTGACCGGGATCCTGTTCGTCGACGACGGGCAGGTCACGGACTGGATCGCGCGCAAGCGGTACGCGACGGCCGAGGAGCCGTGCGGCGCGTGGATCGAGGTGTGGCGGGTGAGCGAAACCACAACGGCCGGCGGTGAGCCGGTGAGGAGCGAGTGATGAAGGACGTTACGCGAAACACGGTCCCGGCCGTCGACCTTGGGCGCGTCAGGACGCGGATCCGATCGTGGACGCCGATGTCCCGCGCTGACCGCAACCGCCTGCGTCGCGGCGAGGACCCGCGTGTCGTGATGTGGCGCTCGGTGTGGTGTAGTTCGCAGTTCGCCGATTGGGAGCGGCGCGTGATGGGCGGTGCGCCATGAGCGCCCCGCCGAAGTTCGCCACGCTGCCCGACGCGATCGCCGCGTACCTCGCCGGCCGGTCGCGACGGTGGGCGGAGGTCGACGGGCATCAGGTCGACCTGCACGCGGCGGCGCATCCGTGCAAGGTGAGTCGGCCGCACGAGCCACAGCGAGAGCAAGCGTGGTCGCCGGCCACATCGCCGATCGCCCGTTCGAGCCGCGAGGCGTGGGACGAGGCCGTCGCGCTCAACATCGCCGCCGAGCTGAGCCAGGCCGTCGAGGTGCTGCCCGAGCTGGCGGTGCCGAGCGAGGCGGCGCCCGACGCGTCGGCCTACCGCTGCCCGTGGTGCAGCCGGCCCTGGGGCGGTGCGCCGTGAGCCGCCCGCCCGACACGCTCCAGGGCGAGTTCGCCCGCCGGCCCGCGGGTCGACCCGTCGAGCGCCGCCCCGGCGAGGTGCTCCTGCGCCTCCCCGTCGCGCCGCACGTCCGCGGCGAGCCCGGCGAGACGGCCGAGGAGGCGACCGAGCGAGCCAAGCTGACCACGTGGTGGCCGCGGGTGCGCAACAAGACCGCGCGGCCCGGGCTGGCCGGCGGGTACTGGCTCTGGGCGGGGCGGCCATGATCGCCCGCCGCAAGCGCCACGACCGCCCGCGAGCCCGCGGCTACGACGCCGAGCGATCCGCCGCCGGCCCGGTCAAGGCATGGCTGGCCGCGTGCGCGGGCAAGGACCGGTACACCAGCGAGGCCGCCGCGCGCGCTGCGATCGGCCTGCAGCTTGGCGCGCCGGCGCTCGACACCTACCGCTGCGATCACTGCGCCGCCTGGCACCTGACCGAGCGCCGCACGGCAGGCCAGCGCAAGGCGCCGCCGCCCGTGCAGGTGCTGGCGTTCGTGTGCAGCGCCTGCCACGCGCGCCACGCCGCGATCGCGGTCAGCCCGCGCGAGTGGACGCCGGAGACGCGCCGGGCCGCGCTGCTCAAGCTGGAGCCCGAGGCGATCGCCGATGGCTGGTCGATCGGTTGCCCGGACGACCACTGCCCGAGCTGCGCGGCCGCGCTCGGACTCGAGACGTACCGGAGGACTGCATGACCGCGACTGCCGATCCGCTCGCCTGGGAGCAGGTCAACGCATCGACGTGGAAGCTCGACGTCGGTCCGCTGCGCCTGTGCGCGACCGCCACCAAGTGGTGGTGCATGGGCCACATGAAGGCGCAGCCCGCGCTGTCACTTGAGGGTGCGCAGCACAAGGCGCTCCTGTGGGCGCGCGAGCAGTGGGCGGCGATGCGGCCCGTGTTCGTCGAGATGGAGCGGCGCGCGAGTCGCCCCTGCGTTCAGCGCACCCCAGCGCCGGAGTTCCCTTGACCGACGGAGGCCCCATGTCCGACCCCCGCCAGCTCGCGATGTTCGACCTCGGGCCCACGCCCACCGTGGAGCCGATCGCGGTCGACGCCAACAAGCCCGCGCCCCCGGTGAGCGTTGCAGCCCACGTCAGCGCCGCCCGCCAGGTCCGCGCGCTGACGCTGCACCTGCCGATCGTCGCCGACGCCGATCCCGACCCGCCCGGCTACGACGGCTGGCGCGAGCACCTGGGAGACGAGCGACCGCGGATCGTCGGAGGCACCTGCACCGAGCTGACGCGGCGCCAGCGCCCCGACGGCACCCTCGCGCCCTGCGGCTGGACCGCGTGCCCGCACCACCTCGCGGTCGACCAGGGCGAGGTGGTCGACCTCGGGCCCGTGCGCGAGGCCGAGCTCGTGGCGAGCACCGCCGGCCTCCCGGTCGAGATGGGCCGCCGCCCGAGCCTGTCGGCGATCCCTGAGACGGCCGGCGAGGTCCACGACTTCGCCGACGGCGTGGCCGCGCGCCTCGACGGCCGGGCGCCGCCGCTGCCCTACAGCTGCACCCTGGACGTGGTGCGCGAGTACCCGGACGGTGCCCCGGTGGCCGTGGTCGCGGCGGCGCTGGGCGTCAGCGAGGAGCTGGTGCGGGTGATCGGCCTCAAGGTGGCCCGGCTGTGGTTTGGCGCCGAGCACCCGGACGCGTGGGCAAACCTCGAGGCGGTGATCGAGCGGCAGGCCGAGCCCGTGAGGCGTGCGCCGGCGACATGTCGCCCGAGCAAGGTCGCCCCGCCACCGCCGGTGCCGAAGGCCATCGTCCGTGTGGAGAGGGAGGCGCCGCCGCCGAGGGAGCCGAGCGCCGAGGACCTGTTCACGTTCTGAGCTGGTGACCCTCGCTCCCACCGCGCACGCGACCGCCCCAGATGACCGCGACACGGCTGTCGCGTCAAGACGGCTGGCTTACCGAACGGTCGATTCTCGTCGGTAAGGCACGAACGATGGTCGATTTCGGGGATCAGGCGTCGGTAAGCGCCGAAGTTGGGAGGCGGGCGCCGGCCGTGGCTCGATGGAGCGAGCGGCCTTCCAGTCGCTTCCCGCCATGGCCTCCGACGTCCCCAACGAGCGGCTCACCCTCGCCGTCGCCCGCGAACTGGCCAAGGGGGCGCCGAACTCGGTCATCAAGGAACGCCTGGCCCAGCGGTTCAAGGTCACGACGCGCACCGTCGCCGACTACATCGCCGCCGCCGAGGAACAGCGGGACGAGGACGACCGCCTCCTGGCCAGCAAGTACCGCCGCGCCGGCGTCTTCGTCGCCCGGTCCGCCGCCGCCAAGTGGGTCACCCGCGCGGACAAGCTCTACGCCGCCGCGGCCCGGTTGCTGGCGCGCGCGGACCGCCTCGACGGTGGCCACACCGCGGCCGGCGACGCGCTGGCCCGGGCCATCCTGCGGGCTGGGCGCGAGCTCGACGACGGCCCGGCCGATGACGACGCGCGGGTGCCGATGGACCCGCAGGCCCTCGCTGCGGCCCTCGAGATCGCCCGCGAGGACCGGCGCCAGGCGTCGACGCTGATCAAGCGCGCCGAGGGCTGCGAGACGCGGGCGCTCGACTGGTTCGATCGCGGCGCGAAGATCGCCGGCGCCTACGAGGCGTCGACGGCGGCGCCCGAGGCGACCCGCGTGCAGCTCACGTCGCCGCAGCGCCGGGCCAAGCTGGACCGGATCGGCGAGATCTTGCGCGCGGCCAAGGCGCGCGGCGCGGTCCAGTGAACCGGGCCCGCGTCCTGGCGCCGGCGCTGATCGAGGCGCTGGACCTGCCCGATGACGTCACGCTTGAGGAGGCGCTGGCGTCGCTGCCCGCCGAGGACCGCGACGAGCTGATCGCGCTGCTGGACGACGAGGCCTCCCTGGAAGCGCCCGAGGACTTCATCGCGCGCCTGATCCCGTCGGAGCTGGCCCCGAAGCACGTCCGGCCGCTGCTCGAGTTCTTCGAGAGGGCGCGCCACGGCCAGATCTTTGAGGCGATCTCGATGCCGCCGCGGCACGCGAAGACGGTGACGATCCTGCGCTGCCTCGCGTGGTGGATCGTCAACCACCCGCGCGACCTCTGCGCCTACGTCACGTACAACAGCACCCAGGCCCGCAAGAAGTCGCGCATCATCCGCGAGCTGGTGACGCGTGCCGGTGTTCCGCTGCAACGCGGGTCGACCGCGCTCGAGGAGTGGCGCACGATCTACGGCGGCGGGCTGCACGCGGTCGGCGCCAAAGGTGGCCTGACGGGCAACGGCTACGAGGGGCCGGTCATCTACGATGACCCGTACAAGTCAATGATCGACGCCACGTCGGCGCTCGAGCGCGACAAGATCCAGGAGCTGTTCCAGGCCGCCGTGATGACCCGCCTCCACGGCGCGTCCGTGATGGTGCTGCACACGCGCTGGCACGTCGACGACCTGATCGGCTGGCTCGTGCGCGACCGCGGCTGGACGTACACGAACATCCAGGCTGTCGCGCCCGCCAACGACAACCTCCTCGAGCCGCCCGACCCGCTCGGCCGCGCGCCCGGCGAGGCGCTGTGGCCCGAGCTGTTCCCGGCGACGCGCTGCGCCGGACCCTGCCACCACTACGGCCACCTCGACCAGATCGAGGAAATGATCGGCCCCTACCTCTGGGCCGCGCTGTTCCTCGGCAAGCCGCCCCGCCGCGGCGGCGCCGTGTTCGGCGAGGCCACGCTCTACGACGTCGACGCGGTGACGCTCGACGGCGCGCGGCCCGGCATCGGCGTGGACCCTGCTGCCACCGCCGCGGCCAGCGCCGACAAGTCGATCGTCCTCGCCGGCCAGATGACCGGTCGCGGCACGACGGCGGTGCTCTACGTCGCCGACGCGCTGCGCCTGCAGGTCGAGATCCCCGAGCTGGTCGAGGCGCTGATCCCGTTCTCGGAGGCGTGGCCGGGCGCGCCGCTGTTCGTCGAGAGCAACGGCGTCGGCAAGGGCGTGCCCCAGATGCTGCGCAAGGTCGACGCGATCGCGCGGAAGACCGAGCACGACCGACGGATCGCGGCGTGGGACGCGGCCGGGCGCAAGGGTGGCCAGCCGCCGGCGCCGCCGCCGAACCTGCACATCGTCCCGGTGCGCGCGGTCGCCGACAAACTGCTGCGCGCCCAGGCCGTCGCCGCGGCGTACCGCGCTGGCCGCGTGCGCTGGCCTGCGCGCAAGGCCGCCGACGGGCACCTCGTCACGCTGCCGTGGGTGGTGCAGGTGCTGGCGGTGCTGCGCGCGTTCACCGGCGTCAGCGACGCTGAGGACGATGACGTCGACGCCCTGGCCCACCTCTGGAACGGCCTGGCCGGCGCCGCGGTCGGGGCGGGGATGGCCTCGGTCGCCACGGTGCTGGCGATGCTCGAACACGGGCGCGACGACGCCGACGCGGCGTGATGTTGGGCCGGCGGCGGGCGTCGCCTCACGCTGGGCGGGCCATGAGCCTCCTGACCCGCATCCGCGATTTCTTCGTCGAGCCCGTCGCGGATGCGCCGCTCGCGCTGCCCGAGCCGATCGCCAAGGCGAGCGACGTGCCGCAGATGCCGGCGACGCCGATCACGGAGCCTGTGGGCGCGCCGGGCGTCGTCGCGGTCGGCGGCTACGTCCAGACCAACGAGCGATCGTCGGACCTGACCGGGACCGAGCGCCAGCGCAAGTTCCACGAGTGGATCCGCGTCGTGCCCGAGGTCGGCGCGGCCGTGCGGGCGTCGCTGATCCTGGCCGGGTCGCCGAAGTGGGACGTGATGCCCTACAAGGCCGACGACGCCGACGAGCCGACGCCCGAGGACGAGGAGCGCGCGGCGTGGCTCAAGCGGCAGCTGGCGAACATGGACGACACGCCATGGTCCCGGGTCGTCCAGGAGCACGCGCTCGCCGACCTGCTGGGCGCGACGTTCTCCGTGTGGACGGCCAAGCTGGTCGACGGCGTGTTCGGGCTCGCCGACGTGATGACGCTGCCGCTCTCGACGATCACCCGCTACGACCTCGACGAGCGCGGCAAGCTGCGCGGCATCGTCCAGCAGGACCCGCAGACCTGCGCCGAGATCCCGATCGCCCGGTCGCGCCTGGTCTACTCGCGGGACATCCCGACGACGACGCACCCCGCGGGCGATGGCGCGCTGCGCTTCCTGGCCGAGACGATCCGCCGGAAGCTCCTGCTCGAGGAGCTGGCCGACAAGGGGTTCGAGAAGGACGTCAACGGCGTCCCGGTGATCTGGGCGCCGATCGAGGAGGAGCTGGCGAAGATGGGCACGGCCAAGGCCGATGGCACCATCTACGGCGCGGCCGACTTCGAGCTGGCGATGCAGCCGATCAAGGACTTCGTGAGCGCGAAGAAGCGCGCGGGCTCCGGCGTGATCTTGCCGTCGGGCACCTTCGCCGACGTCGACGGCAACCCGTCCGCCGTCCGCCGCTACGACGCCAAGGTGCTGAGCGTCCAGGCCACCAGCCACGCCGAGCTGGCGAAGCGGATCGACGGGCTGAGCTGGTACATCCTCGCGATGCTGGGCTTCGAGTACCTGGCGATGGGCAGGAGCAACGGCACGCAGGCGATGCACGTCAGCAAGATGGACGCGGCGATCCGCAACGTGTCGTCGGCGCTCAACCGCTTCGCCGAGACGTTCCGGCGCGACGTCGTGCGCCCGCTGTGGATCGTCAACGGCTGGGACCCCGCAAACCCGGCCGACCCGCAGAACCTGCCGACCCTGACGTGGGACGCGCTCGAGGTGAGCGACGTGCCGGCGCTCGTGAACTCGATCGCCCAGCTGCTCACCGCCGCCGGCGTCAGCCCCGACGAGGTGCGCGCCATCGTCAACCGGATCCTCGAAAACTCGGGCCTCCCGCCACTCGATGAGGTCGACGCGGACGAGCTGGCCGCGCAGCGCGCTGACGCCGCGGCCAAGGCCGGCATGAAGCCAGGCCCGGTCGCCGATCCGGGCGCGGCGGCCGACGACGTGAACCTCGACGACGAGGAGGACTGACATGGGAGCCGTCACGATCGGCAGCGACACCTTCGACGTGTTCGGCACCAGCGCCGGGCTCGCCACCTACGCCAACGGCTCGGCGGCCTACTACGCGACCTATGCCGCGGCGAACACGGCCGACGCGGACCAGGTGAAGCGCACGCACGTCGAGGCGACGCGGTTGATCGCGCTGATGCCGTTCGCCGACGCCGACGACGCGGTGCCGTCCACCGCCAGCGCCGACGTGGCCACCGCGTGCTACGAACTGACGCTGGCGGCGCTGACCGACGTGGCAGTGCTCACCCAGGCCAGCACGGCGCAGCGCGTGCGCAAGGTCGACGCGAAGGGCGTGAGCGTCGAGTTCTTCGGGCCGCTGGCCGGCGCGCGCTTCCCGGCGCGCGTGATGGCGCTGCTCGGCCCGCTGCTCGAGACGGTGTCCGCGTCGAGCTCGACCGTGGGCGCGGGCGGCTACGTCAGCGGCACGTCGACATGCAGCGACTTCGACACGTGCGACGCGTACGGCCTGACGTCGGCCTGATCGCACCCCGGCCACCGCGCCGGGCCTTGCTGCGCCGGTCGCATCGGTAAGACGCGAACCAAACCCGGGGGCAGGTGGGGGCGCCTCCGCGAGCTGGTCGCAGGATGCCCGGAGGATGATCAGCTGGCAGCATCGAGGCGAGGGGCCGCTGGCCCACCGCTTCCACCGCCTCACCGCCGCGGAAGCCGCCGCGACCGAGGTGCCGGCGGCGCCAGGCGTCTGCGAGCTCGAGGTCGGCGGCGAGCAGGTGTTCGGCTTCGCTGCCCACACGCCGGCGCTGCGCGGGCGCCCGCTGCGCCTGTCGCCGGTCGTCTATTCCACCGCCGCGGAAGCCGCCCAGCACGCCGAGGCGTGGCTCACCCGCGACCGCGACACCTTCTACGGCGAGTAGCCCACCATGGCCGTCGACACCATCCCCATCTTCATCGGCCTGGACGCGGACGCCGCGGCGATCGGCGCCGTCAACGCCGGCGCCACGCGCACCTTCGCCGCGGTGACCGCGCACATCGACCAGATGGGGGTCGCGGCCGGCAGCGGAGGCGGAGTGATCCGCAAGGCCCACCTCGAGGTCAGCGGCGTCACGAACAGCGGCACGACGATCACAGCGTGGGAGATGACGCTGGCGATCAACGGCGGCGCCGCGTCGGCCGCGTACACCAAGACCGGCCAGGCCATCGGCGGCCCCGGCAACTACTACGCGTTCCGCGTCGACGCCGACTTCACCGCGTGGCTGGCGGCCAACTGGCCGGCCGCGACTGCGAGCTGCTCGATCGTCGCGACGCTCAAGCTGACCGGCACGTCGACGGCGCCGGTGACGATCAACGCGACGGGGATCCTGTGGGTCACCGTCGAGTACACGCCCGCGTCCTGCCCGACGCTGACGAAGTGGGCGCCGCTGCTCCTGGGCAGCTTCGACGGCGCGATCGGCACCAGCTACGTGCAGATCGCGGCGATCCCGCAGCTCACCGGCCTGGCCTCGGGCACGTTCCGCATCCCCGAGGCCGGCGCGACCGTGCGCCAGGCCGTGCTCGAGATCGTCGGCGACAGCGGCGGCCTGCAGAGCGCCGCGTCGCTGGGTGTGCCGTCGGTCCGCATCAACGGCGCGACGGTGTACGCGCACACCAGCGAGACGACCACCGGCGCCGGCAACAGCCGGTTCGAGCGGTTCCTGGTCAGCGCCCCGTCGCCGGCGGCGAGCGGCACCGTCGAGCTCAAGGGCTCGGCCGTCAACGCCAGCTACCCGTTCCTGTGGTCCGGGATGCAGACGATCGGGCACTACGTCTACAGCTACACGGTCAGCGGCACGACCGAGGTGCTGGTGGCGGCGTACCACGCGGTGGGCCGCGGCCAGGGCCTCGCGGGCTACGGCACCGAGAGCGACGCGATGCAGTTCCGCACCGAGGTGCAGGTGCCGGAGGCGTCGGTGATCGCGCAGGGCCCGATGGGCTGGCGGGTCAACGTCGGCGACTCGGACCACTTCGCTTGGAACATGCGCGGCTACCAGCTCGCCGGGCCCAGCGACGGCGCCAGCGTGCTGGCCACCAAGACGTCGCAGCGGTACGAGCGCGTGCGCCACAGCGACAGCGGCGACAACGCCGAGTGGGCCCACCGCGTCGACGCCGGCGCCGGCGCGGGTGGCGCGGGTGTGCTCGCGGCCGGCTTCAACTACTTCAAGCTCAACTGCTGGGCGTCGACGATCGCGGCCGAGGTCGGCGGCGAGACGTACCGCCGCGGGATCCAGCCGTCGGCGGTTTTCCACTACGCGTACAACGCGCCGGTGGCCGCGGCCGGGCCGCACGCGCACACGCACGTCGTCGAGCACTCGATCTTGCCGATGAGCTACTTCTCGACGCCGAGCGGCGCCGCGCGCTTCAACGCGAGCTCGCTGGCGACGGCGACCGAGCGCGACGCGCCGCCGGTGCCGGCGACCGCCTACTACCAGGGCACCTGGATCCGCATGTTTCAGGTGCAGAACACCACGGCGATCGCGATCCAGATGGCGGCGCGGCAGTCGGGCTTCCCGTTCGTCCCCGTCTACGAGGGGCACCCCTACGGCGGCTTCGCGGTGGTGTGGTCGCGCACCTGGATCGACCTGACCGCGCAGTTCCTCCGCTACCCCGCTCAGCCGGTGGTGCCAGGCGGCGGTTGGACACCGAGCGCCGACCTCGACCTGCAGATGTGCTGCGGCAACAGCGGCCGCTTCGCCATCACCCAGGGCTTCGCCTACCACGAGATCACCCGCACCATCACGGTCACCGTCACCGGCTACAGCGGAGACGGCTCTGGCATCGCGGTCAAGGTGTTCCGCGCCGACACCGGTGAGCGCGTCGCCGACCTCACGACCGCCGCCGGCGGCACGGCGTCGTTCGCCTGGCCGGACTCGGTCGCCCAGCTCTACGCCAGCGCGACGCAGGGCGGTACGGCCGGTTCGTCGCTGCCGACGACGAGCAGCGGGATCACCGTCGAGTTCGCGGGCGCCAACAAGGGCATCGGCTCCAAGTTCAACCAGGGGTTCAACTGATGTCGCTGATCAAGCAGTCCACCGCGCGCGCCCTGCCGATCCTCATGGTCGACGCCACCGACGGCTTCACCGAGGAGCCCGGGCTGACGCTCACGATCACGGTCCGCAAGGCGGGCTCGTCCACCTGGTCCGCGGCGACCGGCACGACCGTCGATCGCGGCAACGGCAGCTACGAGTACACGCCCGCCGCCGGCGAGGTCGACACGCTGGGCGTGTTCGAGTACCGGGCCACCGGCACCGGCGCGCGCACGTTCCGCGGCGCCGCCCAGGTGGTCGCCGACCTCCCGGGCGTCGTGGCCTCAATCGCTGCCGGCGCGATCACCGCCAGCGCGATCGCCGCGGACGCGATCACGGCCGCCAAGATCGCCGACGGGGCGATCGACGCGGCCACCTTCGCCGCCGGCGCGATCAACGCCGCCGCCCTGGCGACCGGCGCGATCACCGCGGCGAAGTTCGCGGCCGGCGCCGTGGACGCCGCCGCGCTGGCCTCGGACGCCGCCGCCGAGATCGCCACCGCCGTGGCCGCGCCCAGCGCCGCGACCGTTGCCGCTGCGGTGGTCGCCAGCATGGCCGGCGCGCCGGTGGGCAGCGTCGCCGGCGCGGTCGGTTCCGTCACCGCCGGGGTGACCTTGGCCACCAACGCGGTCAGCGCCGCCGCCGTCGCTGCCGACGCGGTGGCCGAGATCCAGGCCGGCCTCGCCACCGCCGCCGCGCTCTCGAGCGCCGCGGCGGACGCCAGCACCGCCGCCAGCGCCGCCAGCGCCGCGGCCGTGGCCGCCGCCAGCGTCGACGCCAAGCTCACCAGCACCCGGGCCGGCTACCTCGACGCCGCGATCACCAGCCGCGCGCCGTCGACCCTGACGGACGCCTCGATCGCCGCCCAGGTCGACGCGACGCTGACCGCCGCGCACGGCGCGAGCTCGTGGCAGACCGGCAGCGGCGGCGCCGACGCCGCGACGATCGCGGCTGCGGTCGCCGACCAGACCCTCACCGGCCACAGCACGGCCGGCACGGTCGGCGGCGCCCTCGCCGGCGCGGCCACCGGCTCCGCGGTGTCGGCGGTGTCGGCGGCGATCGCGGCCTTGCCCAGCGCCAGCGCGATCGCGGCGGCCGTCCTCGCGGCCACGCTCGAGGGCGCTCACACGGTCGCCGGCGGGCTGCGGCTGCTGCTGGCGGTTGCCGCTGGCCGCCGCACCGTCAGCGGCACCACGCACACCTACCGCGACCTCGGCAACACCAAGAACCGCGTCGTCTCGACCGTCGACTCGAGCGGCAACCGCGCGGCGGCGTCGACCGCGGACGGGACTTGAGCCGTGGGCTGGGACGGTTCCTGGGGCGGGGCGTGGGCTGGAGCGTGGGGCGGGTTCTCGGAGTCCGAGGGCGAGCCTGCCACCGTCCTCCCGCGCACCTTCACCGTTGCCGTGAGCGTCGCGCCCGCGGTCGAGTTCACCGTCGAGGTCGACCCATGACGCTCCCCGCCATCACTGACATCACCCGCACCCGCGGCGAGGTCTACCCCGACGTCGAGGTCACCGTCGGCGCCGACCTGACCGGCCACACCGCGCACCTTGTGGTGGCGCTGGCCGACGGCACTGTGGTCGCCTCGATCGCTGGCTCGGTGGCGGCGGGCGCCACCTCGACGATCACCGCAACGCCGACCGCGCCCACGGTCGCGACTGCCTACGCCGCGGGCGAGGCCGAGTACGCGGTGATCCTCGACGTGGCCTCGGACGCGGCGCGCCGCACGATCGCCGCCGGGGACTGGATCGTGGTGGACCGCCCGGGCCCGGCCTGATGTTGGGGCAGCGCGCAGCGGCGTGCGCTCCTGCCTCATGGCCTTCCGCTCGACCACGCCCGCCAGCACCAAGCTGTTCGGCATCGACATCGCCGGCACCATCTCGTCGGCGATCGCCGGCGCCGGCGGCGTCACCCCGGCGGTGCTGATCAAGCGCGGGCCGCGGGTGCGCGCCACCGCCGATCCGGCCAACGGCACGCGGTCGACGGACACCCGGATCCCCTGCCAGGCGATCGTCGACGGCAGCGACGCGGAGGCGGCGATCACGCTGCTCGGGGCGTCGATCGTCTACCAGGGCGCGCGGATCGTCCCTGAGGCCGGCGACGCGATCGAGGTGCGCGGGCGGACGATGGAGATCGGCGAGCGCCCCGAGGCGGACCCGGCGGCGGCGACGTACACCTGCCGGGCTGCGGGCGCGGCGCGGGTCATCCGGTGACCAAGGCCCGCCTCGACGACCTCCTGCGCCGCATGCCGCCGCGGCTCGCGCGCAAGTACCGCGAGATCGTGCAGCGGGTGCGCTCGAAGTGGGTGCTGGCCGAGCTCGAGAAGGCCGTGGAGGCCGGCGCGGGCGCGCTCGACGCCGTGGTCAACGACATGGCCACCAGCGCCAGCGCGGTCACCGCCACGGCCGCGGGCATCCACAACGCGGTCGCCGCCGAGGTGGCCGAGTACCTGACGGCGCGCCTCGACCAGCTCGTGGCCTACGACGTGGCCAACCCGCGGGCCGTGGCGCTCCTGCAGCGGTCGCGGCTGCAACTGATCCAGGCGATCAGCGACGACCAGCGCGAGGCGATCGCGGAGATCCTGCGCCTGGGCAACGAGCGCGGCCTGAACCCGCGGGCGATCGCCGTCGACATCCGCGAGGTGATCGGGCTCGACAGCTACCGGGCGCGCATCGTGGCCAACTACCGCCGGGCGCTCGAGTCGTCGGACCTGCACGCGCTGACCTACAAGCTGCGCGACGCCCGCAGCGACAAGGCGATCCGCGCGGCGTTCGAGGCCGGCAAGGGCTTGCCCAAGGAGCGGATCGACAAGCTCGTCGACAAGTACGCCCAGCGCCAGCTGGCGAACCGCGCCGAGGCGATCGCCCGGACTGAGGCCCTGCGCGCGGTGCACGGCGGGCAGGAGGAGTCGTGGCAGCAAGCCGTCGACGACGGCAAGCTCGACGCCGCGCAGATCCAGCAGGAGTGGCACGCCGGCAGCGCGCCGCGCACGCGGGCGCACCACGTCGCGATGAAGGGCCAGAAGCGGAAGTGGGGCGAGATGTTCCGGTCGGGGCGGGGCAACCTGCTGCGCTACCCGTGCGACCCTGACGCGCCGGCGGTCGAAGTAGTGTCCTGTCGCTGCGCGCGCACCGTCCGCATCCTGCCGCCGGGCCAGGCGCCGATCGGCGAGGCCGACGAGGGCGCTACGGCTTCCTGATCCGTCGCGCGCACTTGCGGCAGAGGTTGCCGATCACCTTGCCCAGCAGCTCGAGCGGTACCGGCTCGGGGAACTTGCAGGCGCAGTAGGGCGCGGGGTCGGTCACCGTCGGCGAGGCTAGCACGCGCCACCGGCCTGGCGCTTCGCCTCGATCCACGCCAGCACCTCGGCCCGGCGGTACCGCGGCAGCGTCCGGGCGCGCGACGCCGAGCCGCCGATCGTCCGCCCGAACTTGCGCCATGGCGGCCCGTCGCCGGCGGCGCGCCACTTCTCGAGGGTGTCGACGCCGACGCCGATCATCGCGGCGACCTCGGCCGTCGACATCAGGCGCTCGTCGAGCTGGCGTTCGCGCCAGGCAATCACCACGTCAGCGCCGACGCCGAAGAACGCGGCGACGTCCTGGATCGTGACGATGCGAGGCACGGTGCATCGGTAACGCACGAACGACCGCGGGCCCAAGTTCGGGTCGCGCGCGCGCACGGGCGCACGGTGGCCGCGTGACCACCGTCTCCATCGCCAAGCGTGCCGATGCCCACATCGCCAAGGGCAAGCTCGGCGTGTACTTCGCGTGGGGCGCGTTCTCGAAGCGCGACGGCCAGACCTTCACCGACAGCCACGGCGACCAGATCCCCGACGACGAGATGATCGCCGGCGCGCTGTCGCTGGCCAAGTCGGCGCAGCTCGGCCACGAGCACGACGGCACGATCACCGGGTCGGTCCCGCTCGTGATGCCGATGACCGAGGACGTGCAGGCGGCGCTCGAGCTGACCAGCCCGCACGCCGGCCTCGTGGTGGGCTTCACGCCGACCGCCGAGGTGGCTAAGTCCATCGACGCGTCGATCGCCGCGGGCGAGCCGTGGCAGATGTCGATCGAGGGCCTGGCGCTGGCCGAGGCGGTGGCGAAGTCGGCCGAGCCCGGCGACGTCGCCAAGGCCGAGCACAAGCGGACCCTGCGCAACCTGACGATCAACAAGATCGACCTGGTGAAGCGAGGCGCGCACGGCGCCGGCACCGCGGTAGTGCTCGCCAAGCGCAAGAGCACCGCACCTCCCGTCGAGGTCATCAATGATGCCGCCACTGCGGCGAAGTGGCTCAAGAAGGCGATTGCTCGCCACGAGCGCCACATGAACGGCACCGAGTCCACCAGCGACACTTCGCAACAGAAGCTGATGGACGAGATCAGGGCAGCACTCGGAGAGCTTGACGTCAGTGCCGTCGACATGGCCAAGCGCGCGCCGGCGATGACCGCGCCGACCAACGGCCACCAGCACCTGATCTGGGACGTCGAGGAAGCCGACGGCGGGACCTCCTACGAGGTGATGCCGGGCTCCGAGTACGGCCACAGCCACCCGTTCGTCCGCCTCGCGGACGGCTCGATCTCGATCGGCGAGGCCGCCGGTCACACCCACACCGTCAGTACCGAGGAAGCCACCATGGCCGACGACATCAACAAGCAGCTCCTGGCCGCGCAGGCCGACGTCACCAAGGCCGAGCAGCGCACCGCCGCTGTGCTGGCGCTGCCGGTCGAGCAGTTCGCCTTCGCCAAGCGCCTGGTCGGCGGTGAGCTGGCCGCGTACCTCGCCAAGAGCGCCACCGAGCGCGCCGAGGCCGCCAAGCCGGTGCACGTCGCCAAGAGCGGCGAGGTGTTCTACAGCTCCGACGACGCGCGCCTCGTGTCGATGGCGAAGGCCCACGACGCGATGGCCGAGCAGGTCGAGCTCGCCAAGGCCGCCACGGCGACCGCCGAGATCGCCAAGGCCGCCGCCAGCATCCCGCACGTCAAGGGCGCCGACCTGATCGCCAAGGCGATCCACGGCGGCGCGCTCACCGCCGACGAGCGCAAGAGCGCGCTGGCCGACCTCGCCGCGGTCAATGCGTCGATCGCGCTGATCACCCAGCCCATCGGCAAGGGCGGGGCGCCGGGCCCCTCGAGCGCGCTCGAGGCGTACGACGCTGGCCTCGCCGCCTTCGCCAAGAGCGCCGGCAAGTCGCCGGACGCCGTCGCCGACGACTTCCTCGAGACCCCCGAGGGCTCGCGCCTCTACGACGCCTACGCCGCCGAGCAGGCCGCGCGCCGCTGATCAGCGGCTGAACGCACCCACCGCCACCACCTCCCCGCCACCGGAGTCTCACCATGGCCCTCTCGCTCCCCGCATCCGCCGACGCCGTCCAGCACAACCTCTACGCGGGCGCCGCGCTGAGCAACCTCTACCGCTTCGGCAAGTACGGCAGCGGTGGCGTCGTCCAGTGCTCGGTGGCTGGCGAGGCCGCGTTCTGCGTCATCGCCAGCAAGACCACCGCGTCGGCCCAGGGCGTCGACGGCTGGATCGATGGCGTCGCGCTCCTCGAGTGCGGCGGCACGATCACCGCCGGCGACAACGTGACCACCGACTCGGTGGGCCGCGCGGTCACCGCCACCGCCGGGACCGTCGTGAACGGCGTCGCGCTGTCCGACGGCTCGAGCGGCGGGTTCATCAAGGTTGCCCGCCCGATCGCGACCAACACCAACGGTGACGGCACGTACGCCGCGGTCAGCGCCGCGGGCGCCATCTCGCCGAACGCCGGCCGTGTCGACCTGACGGTCAGCGGCACCGTGGCCTACACCCTCGCCGACGGCAACGTCGGCCACGAGATGGACATCCTCTGCGTCGCGGCATCGTCGTCCCCGCTCGGCACGCTGACGATCGTGACGCGGTACGGCTCGGAGCCGGCCACCCACGTGTTCACCGCGGCGGGCCAGCGGCTGCGGCTGCGGATGACCGCGACCGGGTGGAAGGTGATCGCCAAGACCCGCACCGGCTCGCTGACCGTCGTTGTCGGCACCGACGTGCTGACCGGCCACGACATGGTGGCGACCTACAACCTCTCGATCACCGGCACCGTCTCGAGCACCTCGACGATGGCCATCCCGTCGGCGCAGGTCGAGGGCGAGGCCATCTGGATCCGCTGCACCACTGCCGCGTCGACGCCCAACGGCTCGATCGGCATCACCGCCAAGACCCTGGCCGGCGCCGCCGCCACCGCCGCGGCGGTCAACGCCACCACCGACTACGAGCACCTGCGCTGGGACGGCTCGGCGTTCCAGGAGCTCATCACCAACTCGGTGACCCTGAGCTGATCGACCGCCGGCGCCGCGCCGGCTGCTGCGGGTAAGTGAACCAGTAACACGCCGGCCTCATAAGCCGGAGAACCGGGCGCGATTCCCGGGCCCGCTACCAACCACGACACGACACCCCGCCACACCTCGACGGAGCCCACCATGCCGCTGCACCTCCCCGGTGACCTGTACACCGACGCCGTCCTGACCCGCGCCGCGGTCGCCAACTTCCAGAAGGACCCGCGCTTCGTCGCCGCCAAGGCGTTCCCGCGCATGATCGTCGACAAGCCGTCGGGCCTGTACGACAAGGTCAAGACCGAGGACCTCAACCGCGACGAGATGGAGAAGCGCGGCCCGAACAGCACCGCGGCCGTCTCGCAGGTCGGCTACGAGCAGGGCACCTACTCGGTGCCGATCGAGTCGATCGCCTACGAGCTGAACGACACCGCGCGCAAGGCGGCGAACGTCTCGCGCGACCCGTCGAAGATCATCCCGCGCGTGCTCGCCCTCAAGGCGAACATCCGCCTCGAGCGGATGCTGGCGCTCAAGTTCATGACGCTGGCGACGCACCCCTGGTACCGCACGATCACCGGCGGCGGCTCCGACTCGGTGTCGGCGGGCGCCAGCTCGACCCGCAAGTACTTCAACAGCACCTCGACCGACCTGGTCAAGATGGTCCTCGACGAGGCGTCGTACATGAGCGACGTCGCCGGCCAGGACCCCGACGCGATGCTGTTCTCGCGCGACGCCTGGATCGCCTTCCGCACCAACGACAGCGTCCTCGCGGCGCTGACCGTCGCCGGCGTGCCGGTGTCGCGCAACCGCCCGGCCACCACCGCCGAGGTTGCCGCGCTGCTCGAGCTGAGCTACGTCGGCGTGTCGAAGGCGACGTACAACTCGGCGCCGAAGGGCATCACCGAGAGCAACGCCAAGATCGTCCCCGACGGCACGGCGCTGCTCTACGTGCGCGGCTCCGAGGGCGACGACCCCGGCGAGTGGAACGACGAGATGCCGGTCGCTGGCGCCTGCCAGGTGTGGGCCGACGGCGCGGGCAACCGCGAGGGCCTGCGCATCCGCCGGTTCCGCAACGAGATGGCCGGCTCGGGCGGCTCGGACCGCTCCGAGATGGACACCTTCCGCGACTACGGCACCGTCAACGCCAAGATGGGAACGTTCTTCACCGGCATGGTCGGGTCCTGATCATGGCGACGGCGCGCAGCTTCGATCTGCGGCGCCCGTTCGTCGCGCTGGCGCCGTTCATTCACGACGAACGCCGGTTCGCGCCGGGCGACGCCGTGCCGTGGCGGGACCTGGGCATCACGGAGCGGAAGCTGCTGGCGATGTGGGGCAACTACACCGTCGGCAACGCGCCGCCCCGGCCTACTCGGCGCCCCCGCGCGGGAGCGTGACCGTGGCGTCCCGGGCCGCGGTGATCGCCGCGCTTCGGCGGAAGGTCGCCCAGCGGTGCTGGACGATCCAGACCAACGCGCACGCCGAGCTGACCGCGGCCACGCCCGTGGACACCGGCAACGCGCGCGCCAACTGGCAGGCGACCCTCGATGCGCCGCCGCTCGACGTCGTGACCGTCTCGACCGGCGCGATGGAGTCGCCCGGTAAGGACTTCGACGCCGCGCGCCTGCGGTTCGTCGCCAACAACGTGGCGTACATCCAGCGCCTCGACGCCGGCCACAGCAAGCAGGCGCCGGCCGGGTTCGTGCGCGCGGCGCTGGCCAAGGCGGTGCAGTCGTGACGCCGCTCGAGGCCACTAACGCGGTCCTGGCCCACGCGATCGCCAACTGGAACGCGGCCGACGCGGTGCTGACGTTCGACGGCGAGCGGTTCGACGCGCCCGAGGGCGAGCCGTGGATCCGGCTCACGATCCGTGACCTGCCGACGGCCAGCGTCACGCTCGGCGCCCGCAGCAACCGCCTGGCCGAGCGCCGGGCCACGCTGATCGCGCAGGTGTTCGCGCCGCTCGAGGTCAGCGATGGTGCCGGTGCCGCGCTGGCGCTCGC